AAAGGCGGACAATGGGCGAAAAGTCCGGCCATGCACAATGTATGCAGCGTTTACATTGACCCCGTTTGTCAAGGGAAGGTCAATCAAAACAACCTGGAATAATGACGCCCATGTCATTATTGAATGCCGTTCACTTAGTGAATGCTGTTCACATAGTGAATGCACTTCACGGAATGAAGGCCGTTCACCTAGTGAATGCCGTTCACAGAACACCTAGCGTTCACGGAATGAACGTCGTTCACACAATGAATGCCGTTCACACAATGAACGTCGTTCACGTAGTGACTAGGGGTCACACAATGAATGCTAGTCACTTAGTGACCTCTATTGACACTTCAGGTCCGGTATTGACATGGCAAGACCCCCCCTGTCACGCGCACGCCCACGCAGGAACCACCCCCCCCAAGGGCCCACATGCCGACCGAAGGGAGGTAGAGTCCCTCCAGACCCCTAACCAAAAATCGAATTTCCAAAACTCCTCCCTGGTCAGAACAGGTCACAGATAGTCAGGCTAGGAAACATAGCTTAGCATCTAGGTCACCCACGGTCAACCCTTTGCTTTGGGTTAGTTTTTTCTACCGTTAGGAATGCTCTTTTTGATAGTAGCGGTAGAACGGTAGAAAAACGGTAGAACGATTATTCTACTTTCTAACTCTATTATAGTTGTTTTCTACCGTTTCTACCGATAAAATAAGACATCAATAAATAATAACCAAACTCTTTCACACACACCCCACACACACCTGTGTGTTTTTTTTTCTACGAGCACAAAACATAACAAAGTGCGGTAGAAAGGCCTTTTGGGCCATAGCCCAGGGGGCAAGGGGCATAATCGTTCTACCGATAGAAATCCTATCGGTAGAAAACTCTCGTAGCGGTAGAAAACTCTCGATAACCAAGGGTCCAGCGTTGGCCCATTTTGCGTTTTCTACCGATAGCGAAGACGACTTCTACCGATAGCGGTAGAGGACGAAGTCCGACAAGCTCTGGCAGTCCTAGCCACAACTGTACCCCAGGTGAAGGCTGCGGCGGCCCCCAGTCCGTTGGGGTCCCAGCAGAAAAGTTGAGGAAGTTGTTTGACGGGGTAGGACAATTCCGATACCATGTCCCCACACCCTAGTTGGAGATAGTCCATGCTTCCAGAGACACCCCTGCTCTACACCTTCGAGTCCGCTGGCCAGATCTTGGGCCTCAGTGCTCGCACCGTTCGCCGCCTCGTGGAAAGGAAGAAGCTCCGAGTCATCGTCTTGGGGATTGGGTCACGTACAACCTCGAAACGCATCCCCCGCACGTCCATCGTAGACCTCCTGAGCGCCTCCGAGCCTGATACAACAGACGCCTCTGACAACTAGGTCCCCAGCCTAGAACACCATCCCCCCACAGAGGCGCATAATGCAGGTTCCCCCTGACCCAGGATCTCCAGAAGAGGTCCTGGCCTACCTCACTACGCTCTACCCTGAGCGTAACGCCGTCCTTGAACTCCGAGCCCTCGGGGTACCTCAAGGCAGAAGAACAACTACCTTCTCGGGGTTCTTCGATGACTTCTCAGCCCTAGCCCGGGACGCTGTCCACTTAGACCAGCAAGGGGCTACGGGCATCTACGTCACGTTGAACCCTGTCAACCCAGCCTTGCTGGCGCGCTGCTCCAACAAGGTCCGAATGGCCGAGAAGGGAGGAGGGACGCAAGACAAGGACATCGTTGAGCGGAAGTTCCTGTTCGTTGACATCGACGCAGACAGGCCCTCGGGTATCTCGGCCACCCACGAGGAGAAGGGGTCTGCCGCAGCCGTACTCAAGGATGTCGTCCTCTGGGCAGAAGAGCAAGGTTTGCCCTACCCTACGGTCGCAGACTCGGGCAATGGCTTCCACCTTCTCTGGCGGCTTAAGGCAGAGGCCGAGACAGAAGGCCATGAGAATCCCAAGAAGGACAGACAGAAACTCATCCAGTCCTTCCTACATTATCTGGACTTCCGCTTTGCCCAGCGCGGGGTTCTTATCGATCCCTCGGTGGTTAATCCGTCACGGATCATTCGGTTGTACGGGACTCATGCCCGAAAGGGGGAGGACACGGAGAGTCGGCCTCACCGGAGAGCCCGCATCCTCCGAGCAGGAGACACCCGGCCAATCTCCTGGTCGAACCTACACGCGCTCCACAAGATGTCGCCCAGAGCGTCGGGGCTCAAGCGGGATGAGGCCAAGTCTACGCAGTTGGACATGTGGCTCCATCGCCACCAAGTTCCTGCCCATGGGCCTATCCCTTGGGCCAACCTTGGCCGCAAGTGGGTCTTCTCCGAGTGTCCCTGGGACAAGAGTCACACCGATAGCAGTGCCTACATCGTTCAGCTCCATACCGGGGGTATCGCAGCCGGGTGCCACCATGAGGACTGCCCAGGCAATGAGCGTGATAGCAAGAACCGGGCAATGGGTTGGCGGAAGCTACAGAAACGCTTTGGCAAGCTTGGGAGCAATCCCACTGCGGCAACCACTGCCGCAGCCCCTTCCACAACCTTGTCCCCGGGCCTCACGGACTTGGGCAATGCGAAGCGGCTCGTCCGCCACTACGGGGAAGACCTCCGATTCGTCGGGGACTGGAACAAGTGGGTCTACTGGACGGGCCTTCAGTGGAAGCAGGATGACGACCTGCCATATCATCTGGCCACTAACCTCTCGACCTTCATCTTCGCGGAGTCTAACGCCGCCAAGGCAGATGACCCCGACAAGGCCACCCTCCTCAAGAAGTTCGCGCTTAGAGCTGAGTCCAAGGCTGCCATGCAGGCCTCGGTGGGGCTTGCCAAGGTTGACCCTAAGCTTCGAGCGGAGGGGGTCTTCTTCGACAGGAACCATCACCTACTCTCGACCCCAACGACAGCCATAGACCTCCGGTCTGGGGTTCTGCTAGACCACGACCGTTCCCACGGTATCACCTGCCTTACGAACGTCTCTTACCAAGAGGAGGCAGAGTGTCCCCAGTGGGAAGAGTTCGTACACTGGATGATGAGTGGTAACGAAGCTCTGATAGACTACATGCAACGGCTCGTGGGCTACTTCGCTACAGGTGAGGTTCAGGAGCAAGTCCTTGTCTTCTTCGTCGGCGACGGGGCAAATGGCAAGACCACCTTCATCAATGTGCTGCTGAAGTGTCTAGGTGCAAACTATGCTTCACCAGTCCCAGCTACAGTCTTGGTCCGGTCTAATGTAGACCAGCACCCAACGCATGTCGCGGACCTACGGGGGAAACGGCTTGGAGTTGTCTCGGAGTTGGACCGGTCGAGCGTCCTGAACGAGGGACTCGTCAAGCAGTTGACGGGGTCGGACCAGATCAAGGCCCGGTTCATGCGGAAGGACTTCTTCAACTTCGACCCGACCCACAAGCTCTGTGTCTTGACGAACCACAAGCCTCTCATCCGAGGCACGGACCATGGGGTCTGGCGACGTATCCACCTCGTGCCTTTCGAGCAGACGATCTCGGAAGACAAGATGGACTTCCGGCTTGAGCAGAAGCTCCTCGATGAGGGGCCTGGGATCTTGAACTGGATCATCGAAGGCGCAAAGCAATGGTACGAGCAAGGCTTGTGTCCCCCCGAGGAAGTACGGGCCGCTGTGGAGAAGTACCGGAAGGAGTCGGATTGGCTGGGGGAGTTTCTCGAAGAGAGGACCGCGCCTCAAGACCAGGGACGGCTACCTGTGATGAGTCTGTACGCAGCCTACCAGGAGTGGGCCGAGGACCGAGGTGAGAAAGTCTACGGGGCAAGGTCCTTCTCGAAGGCAGTCCGCGAGCGGGGCTACGAGAAGATTGTCGCCAAAGAGAAGGTGGGCAGTACCTGGCGTAGCCTCAAGTGTTGGCGTGGCTTGCGTCTCGTGTCCGTCTTCGACGGGGCAGACCGTAGCCCGAAAGTACGGATAGATCCAAATAATTGGCATTAGGGGTGGGACAACATGGGTAGGAAATCAAGGCGGATCCCAGCCAAAGGTAATCCGGTGCTTCGCCCCGGGTCTTGCTGTGACCCAGTACCCTTACAGCCCTCGGGCTTACTACACGTACTACTCCATGCGCCCTCGGAAATTGAGGAGCTACGGTTCGGGAGGACCTCACGCTGGGATGGGTTCTACCTCGCTGCGGTGTGCCATCGACGGAAGTATTACCCTTGGATGCAGCTTTCCCAAGGCAGACCGAAGAAGGCGATCTGGGATTGGATCGAACGGTCCCCCGCTGTCGCGGAGTGGGTCCTCTCGGACGAGTCTTTCCGAGCCCCGAGGGATTGGCCCGACTCGGTCCTTGCCGCCTTTGGGCAAGTACCCATCCCCGAGCCTGTGGATTTCGCCAACATAGATTGGGGAAAACATAGGTGGCTACTTGCAGACCATAATATAGCGGTACTTCAGGCCTATACCTTTGGGGTGGACATCCCTACCCTCAAACAGATGCTCCAGACTTCCGACAAACAGGTCCATGCCCAACTTGCCCAAGGGGTTCGGACACTGTTGGAGTACCCCACGTTCAAGCTCTGGTGTACCCCTATTGACTGGAAGTACATGGTCATCCCCGAGGGTCTGGGTAGTGATATCTTTGAGCAAACAATCATGGCCTCTACTCTACGGAAGAACCCCTTTGCCGCACCAGCTTGGGCCTCGGAGGTGGTAGTGACCACGTTGGCCTATGGGGCTTATGCTAGGAGTGATGTTCCGAAGAAGCTCCTTCTGGCCCGGGAGTTTCGGACTCCCCCATTTCTTGTGGCTCCCCCCTGAATACAGTAGAGTGTCCCCATGGCAAAGAAATCTTCCTCGAAGTCGGTCGGTCGTCCACGGAACCCCCCAGCCGGGGAGTGGACCCAGTGGTTGAATCTTGTTCCACAGGACAAACGCGAGGGCGTGGCTAAGGAGCTAGAGAAGCACAAGGTCACCGATTACGAGGGGTTGATTGCATTCTCGCAAGCCATGATGATCAACCTACTCCGTGGGACGATTGCCCCCGAGATATCGCGGGAGATCAAGAGCTGGACCCAGTTGATCTTCACCATGGTCTCCACCCAGCAAGGGGACGCCGGTTCGCCAGACAAGGCGATTGAGCAGGTTCTGTCGGCCCTAGCTACCGTGGCCAAGTCGGCCCCTAAGCTTCAGGCAACCTACACCGTGGTTGAGGCAGTGCCTATCGAACCTGAACGAATCTTGCTCAAAGCGAATGAGAAGTGAGCGACACCCCCCAACAAGGGATCGAGGCGCTACGCGACCCCGCCATTTCCCTACGGGCCTATGGACAACTCATTGATCAGGCCTCGGGGGATGCACGCCTTTATGACCCCCATGCAATCACCCATAAGCTCCAAGAGACCATCGTTGGGTATGTCTCGGAGCCTCCGAGAACGGAGTTCGGTCAGGTCAAATGGCTCAACTTACTCGGCTACCGGCAGGGTGGCAAGAGTCTGACGGCAGAGTTATGCGGCTACGTCAAGACGGCTTACAGTCCCGGCTATGATGCCGTCTGCATTGCTGATAATCGAGAGCGCGCCGAGTATCTGCACCAAAGGGTGCACTACTGCCACAAACGGTGGCCCGAGATTATTCGTACTGGTACCATTTCCACCCGTGAGGTACGGCAGCTAACCTTCGAGAATGAGGTTGGCGGGAAGATGCGCGTCCTCACGGGTGATGGTGATGCCGTTGGTATCGGGCAGTCTCCCGACTTTTTCCATGGCAGCGAGCTTGCATACTGGCGTAGTGCGGCAGAGCAATACTCATTGATCTACCCTTCCATGATCAACCGGGACCACGCCCTGATGATTCTGGAATGCACGCCATGTCCCATGGATGCCCCGTCCGCCGAGTGGTGGATGGACAAGTGCCGTGATGCACAGAGAGGGCATGGCCGAGACCTCTACGCCTTCTTCCCCTTCTGGGACGGCAAGCTCAACCAACGCCCCTGGCCCACGGGGGCCCAGATGCACAAGGAAGAGCTACAGTTGATGGAGCTATACGGGGGCAAGGGACTAACGAAAGAGAACCTTGCTTTCCGCCGTCTGATGATGGATACCGACCCCAAGATTCGTCGGAACCCAGACCTGTTCAAGGTCTACTACCCCTTCGATGATGTGACCTGTTGGTTGGCGTCAGCCGGGGGTGTCATTCATCCGAGCTTGCTCAAGCGTCACCATGCCCGGAAGCTCATTCCATGGCAACCACCCTACATGGAGTACGAGCCCCCGGAAGCAGGGGCCACCTACGTCATTGGCGTAGACCCGGCTGGCTATGCAGCACGGGACCACGCGGCTTTTCAAGTGCTGAAGTGTTACGATCGGGAATGGACACAGGTGGCGGTTTATGCGGCTATCACCGATCCTATTCCGTTTACGCGGAAGCTCCTACAGGTGGCCGAACGGTACAACCACGCTCTGGTAGGGGTCGAGTCCAACGGGGTCGGAGCTGCGGTGATCGCGCTGCTTCAGGACGCCGGGCTCAAGAATCTGTACCACGAGAAAGCCTACAAGCCCGGGATTGCGGCTACGTCGAAGTCTATAAACGAGATGCTCTCCTGGCTACAGGATGCACTCAAGGACGAGCTGATTCTCCACGACGCAGACACGGTGGCCCAGTTGACGAGCTACCGTCACGATAAGAGCACGGAGAGGACGGCCACCTCCGAGGCCTTGCGCCGAGATGGCGCAGGACGCGGACGCAGGGAGCGACACCACTGGGACAAAATCTCGGCCCTCCAGATTGCCGTAACCCTCGCCAGGCGGGCCCCCACACGACATAAGCGAGAGACTCTGGATAATGTGATACCGCTTTTCCATGAGATGCCTTACGATAGGCAACGAAAGTACCTAGATCAAGTTGAGAAGAGTAAGAAGAACGATCGGCGTCGTCGCCGAGCGTCTTACCCCCGTCGGAGGAAATGATGGCCAAGGAAATCGCTTACGAAAAGTATGGGGCCAAGAAGCATACTATGCTGCCCGCCACGAAACGGAAGCAGGCGAAGGCCAGGAAGGCGGAAGAGAAAGGGACAAAGGCCAAGAAGGAGGACAAGTCAAAGCAACGGGAAACGAGGGTCTCATCGAAGGCTAAGGCCACGCAGGGCAGCAGTGGGGACTCCCAGTCTTCGGATAAACCCGCAAGTATGGCTACTGGTACACCACGTACTGCGTCCAAGCAGGAGTATCGGGATGCACAGCGCGGCTGGCATGTTCGTCAGGGGGCGGAGGATGATCGAGGTTGGCGAGACCTCACGAAGGAGGAGAAGGCCGAAAAGCAGGCGGACTGGGCTAAGCGAAGAGCTGATCTTGATACAGACTATCCAAGCTCTGCGTTGCCCGACACCTGGACTGGTACACGCGGACATAGCGATGCCCCAACACCAGGCGACTCCGATGTACTGACGGACCCCAATGACGGTCGGTATCAGTACCAAATCCTAGCTAACGATAAAATCAAGATCGTTGCCGCCCCAGATGACACGGACTTCAAAGGGATGATTCTCGATGACCCGACCTCTAAGGCGTATAAGGCCATCATGGGGGTCTTCAAATCGGGTGAGAGTCCTAGTGCCGGTACGGGTGGCGCAGACCCTACAGATAGGGTTGATTCGAGCGGGTCTGGGCCAGGAACGTCCGAGCCAGCCGACGATCTTTCCTTCTCGTCCCGTGACGTAGCTGACCGAACCTGGGACCAGTATTATGGTGACTCTTTGGAGACCACGCCCCCCGATGGTCCTTATCAGGATTGGTCCCACCTAGACCCCAAAGGCCAAGTCGAAATGGAGCCTCTTACAACTACGAGCGATCCTACAGTGATCGAGGCCGGGGAGGGGGAAGAGCCTCCCCCTCAGTCAGACCCTGAACCCCAGTATTTGTCTGGCGATGAGGGCGCAGCCGCCCACAAAAAGTGGGCAGAGTCGCACCCCAGCTCTGAGCAGGTGGTGCCGGAAGATCAACCGGTGGCTGCGCCTGAGTCTGCGCCTGATGTAGTGTCCAGCGACACCTCGGCCTTGGATGATCTTGCAGATATTCGCCCCGAGGGTCTGGGAAGTCGCGCCCTCGATGATGAAGCAATGCCTGCTTCCGCTACAGATGCCGCTCGTATGGCTCAGGCGCGTGAACTCCCCCGTAGACTAGGTGAGTCGCCGCCCGAGGATTTTGATGTGGGCCAGTACGAGCATAACCTTCCCCCTCAGTCTGCGGCTGGAGCTGCCGGTCAACCTAAATACGCAGGGACAACGTCAGATCAAGAAGACAACCTTCGTCGATTGCGTGAGATGTATAAGACTGAAGGGGTTGAGACGGCACCGAATCTAGGCGAGTCACCGCCTGCGGTCGATGATACTATGGACCAGCACGAGTACAACCTTCCCCCTCAGTCAGAGCAGCCAGACCCCATGGGGCGCAACCAGGCTGTGGATCTGGCTTGGGAGAAGGACCTGGCAAACCGAAAGTCGGCACTAGACAGGCACCGGGGTGATCTCTTCGACGAAACAGGTACCCCCAGAGCAGGCCAGTTCCCGGCAGGCCATGAGTTCCGAAAGCCTGGTGATCTACTAGGGGCCGATCAACCAAAATCGGTGTTGGATGAATATCGTGGGGACTTCTTTGATGCGTCAGGCGCACCTCGGGCGGGACAGTTCCCCTCAGAGCATGAGTTCTACTCTGGGGACGACCCCATGGGGACCAAGGCCGCAGTGGATTTGGCTTGGGATAAGGACGAGTTGTTACGGTTGGTGCGAGGCAAGTCAGATGAACAGAGGGCCATGGTCTCGGGGATCCTGAAGGGGAAGCACGGGGCAGAGCTTGCTGCTGCCATAAAGCGTATACGCTCTATCATTTCGCGGGGAGAGAGTTGATTTTCCCCCTCTAGGAGAGACCCATGGCGTTGAATGGCGAGCAGATCGCAGGCATCATCAAGTCCCACCGCAGACAGCGGGAGAAGGACCTGAAGGACTGGGACAAGTACCGGGCTTGGTACTTGTCCGAGTATTGGAGTGCGAACGAGGACATTCCGCATGGGGCAGCCCCGGAGGACCGAGGCCGTGAGGCAGAGACGAATCTGGAGACGAACTATCCCTACGCCTACATCGATACGATGATCTCCAACATCTGTCCGACCAATCCCCAGGTCACCGTCACGGCCCGCCAAGAGAAGTTCCGTCCCGCAGGTAAGTTCCGCGAGGCTGTCATCAATGACTGTTTCCGTAGGAACAAGCTACATAAAAGATTATGGGCCTGTGCTACCGATGGTAGCCTCTGCGGGCGGGGGTTTATGAAGACGGTCTGGAATTTTGATCGTAACACTCCCGAGACATTCGTTATTGACCCACGGCATGTGTTCTTCGATAAGGCTGCTACCCGTTGGCGGGATATCCGCTACCTCATTGAGGTCACGGTGTTGACCGAGGATGAGTTCAAGAATCGCGCAAAACGGAAGCGTGACGGCAGTGGAGCCCACTACCGCCCATCCGTGGCGAAGCTCGCGCAGGCGTCGGGGTACCCCCAGTGGCTTGAAGATCGAAGCCGTGATGAGGGGACTGTGGATAAGGCTACGAAGGCCTACTATCGGTGGATTACAGTCTATGAGGTCTACGATTTCGTGGGCGACCGGTACTTCCACGTACTCGATGAGGTGGATGAGCCCCTGTTTGAGTCGGACCTACCCTTCAAGTATGTACGAAATCCCTTCAGTATCCTGACGTTCAACGACAACAAGACCGACCTCGGAGGTCTGTCGGACGTTCGCCTCATTGAAGGGGCCCAGGCACGGCTTAACGAGATTGACACCCTGGAGCTGTGGCACGCCTACACCTCCATCCCTGTGCTGCTTTTGAATACTGCTCTGGTAGATGACCCCGAGTCGTTCATGTCCATGATTCAGGATGCGAACCAGCCGGGACAGATTGCCCATTTGCAGGCGAAGAACAATGCCCCCCTACGGGATATCATTGGTCAAACGCCACTCCCCCAGTTGGATCCTAGCTTCGGGAAGATGAGGGATCGGTCTACCCAGATCATTGAGTTCATCTTGGGCATCCCACAGTACAGCCGAGGTGTCGTCGGTGTTGCCGATGTGGCCACCGAGGTTGCTTTGGCGGATACCGCGACTCGTACCCGTAATGGCAAACGCATCAAGCAGATGACCGATGTTTGCTCCGAGACGGGGAAGAAGATCGTGGGCCTCTACGAGGAGTTCCTCCCAGAAGACTCCGAGTTGGCCATTCGTCTGACCGACAGTCGGGAGGTCTTGGTTGTTTCTCGTCGTACAATGGCCCTGGCAAAGGATCGACCCGTTGGTGAGGAGCCACTCGACTACGATTATGACGCCGTGGCTTACTCCCCAACGGAGAATCATCGGATCGTTCAGCTCAAGAACCTGGAGAAGTATCTGCCAATTCTGATGCAGTCCCAAGCCGTGAACCAAGAGAAGCTGATGATGAAGCTTCTGGAACTGCTCCAGCTAGGCGACATCCTCAAGACCGAGGAGCCGCCCAAACCGGGCCAGGAGGGCCTAGGGGACGTGCCCCCGGAGATGGCGGCTATGATGGGAGGAGGTGGAATTGCTCCCCCCGGGATGCCGGGGATGGACAATATCGCCACAGGGGCCTTGCCCGAGGGGACTGATGTTCCGATCTCCCCCACCTCTATGGGTGGCCCAGGTGGTCCTGGGGTACCCATGTCCGCTAGGGGGCCTAGACCCCAAGTACCAATAGGAAAATAAAATGGCTAGAATCACCGATACCGCAGTTGCTGGGCTTGAGAAAGACCCTGCCGATTGGCGTGCCAAAGAGGATACAACCCCTGGCCCAATGCCGAAGCGGCCTAGCAGGTCGTCCCCCAAGAAGGCAAAGAAGGCAAAGAAGGCAAGCCCAGAACCGGACCCACAGCCCACAATCGAAGATCTTCGCAACTCGGCTGTAGACAAGGCGTTGGGTGGTCGGGAGATGGATGTCGAGGAGCTAGAGTCTCGGCAGATGGAGCGGTTCCGTGCCTCGGAAGGCGAGGGTGGTGGTGTCTACGCTCCAGGGGGTGGGCGTCGTGCGACAGGCGCGGTGTTTGAGGCTCTCGGGTTGCCGAGCGTAGGTCCAGGCGTGACCCCGACGCGAGACATGGATGATGTTCGTCGTCGTCACGGGGCGATGGAAAGCATCGACGTTCCTGCGGGTGGTGGTCCATCCGAGTACACAACTCGGCATCCCTCGGACCCTCCCTCTCCTTACAAGCACACGTTAGCAGAGGAGGGTTCGTATCATCCCAAGGACCGAACTTGGATGGAGCGCGGCATTGAAGATCGCGGCCCGGAAACCCTCAAGATGTTGGAGGAGAAAGGAGATGCCTCCGCAAGAATGGGGGCTATTGGGGATAAGGGCCGCGCCACTAAAGGTGTGCGGGAGGCCCAAAAGTGGGTTGATCATCATGTTCAGGAACTAGATAACCCCCGTATGTGGAACTACCTAAATACCCCGGATGATTGGCGGCAAGCGCTAACTTGGACACCGGATGATGTGTTTAACGTTTATGGTGCGGTGGAGAAGGAGCTGGCCAAAGAGGTTGGTGGCCTTGAAGCAGCAAAAGCCAATCTCAAGCAGGCTTCCGAGGTAGCGAAGAAGAAGCTGGCAGAGCTGAAGAACCTCCCCAAGATGGCTGACTTCCATCCGAAGGACGCAATCCGGGCGCTTCAGAACGTGGACATCAAGGCAGCGGCCAGGGGATTGGTGGACGACCCCTTTACCCTTATTGCTTTGGCCAACGTCCCAGGCATGATGTTTGTTTCTGGACTTCCTGATACGACAGAGAACTACCGGACCTTGGCGCGAATGGGCTCTGACACTCGGGCTCCTGGCCCACTGAAGATTAGAGATCTCAATCTCGCAGCCCGAGAAGAGCTTTCCAACAACCCCGAGTTGGTCTTGGAACTCTACGAGAGTGGGCACATTTCAGAAGAGCTTCGGAACTTCCTGGATGTTGGGCCTCGGTTTCAGTACGCACCCTTGGAGGAGTAGATGGCCAGTTGGTTTGACAACCTACGGGGGAAGGCTGTTGATGCCGGGATGGGTGAGGCCAAGACAGCCAAGGCCCAAACCAGCCCGGATAAGCCAGGGCCAGATGCCGAGCGCGTTGCTGCGAACCGACGCAGACTGGATAATTTGCGTCAGATTCACGATGATTTGTCTAGTCATAAAAAGTCTCCTACCCCCAAGGCCGAGTCGCCCCAAGAGCAGCAGTTGCGTCGGATGCTTGAACGGTCGCATGAGAACCCAGAGACACCTGAAGAGGCTGCTGCGTGGAAAAAGGCAGATGAGAGCCCCTTCGCGTGGGGAGCGGGGGACCATATCGATATCGCGAGCACGTCGGGGCTGGCTGACAGCTTACCCTCTTACTCAAATCCCACGCCAGAAGAGATAGCGACAGCGCCTGATGATACCTCGCTCGGGTGGCTGGCCAACAGCAACGCTTATGAATACAAAGGGGTTGAAGCCTTTTCTAAGTTCTCGCCTGGCCAGTTGCGTGCGGCGGCAAAAGATGCTGCGGCAGTAGACTACGACACCGACCGGGACGAAATCAAAGTAGCTTCGAGGGGTACCCTGACGAACGAGGAATGGGGAGGCTGGGAGCGAGTGACCTTTGTTCCTAGAGAACCAGGAGAGGATGGTCGCGCTTACCTCATATCACCGGATGGCGTTGCATGGCGCGACCCATGGGGACCAATAAAACGGGAGGAGTAGATGCCAGTCTATGATGTCGCTTGTGATTCGGCCCAGAGCTGTGGCTATTTCGAGGATGTGATCATCCCCTTAGCCCACCTCGACGATGCCATCTGTCCGACGTGTGAGGGCCCTATCCGTCGCCTACCCCGACCTGTGCGTACTGTGGGGCCTATGCCGAGCAAACCGCTAACCATCAAACAGATTGATCGGAGCTTCGAGAGCCCCGCAGAGTTGCGTCAGTATCAGAAAGAGAACCCGGATGCCCAAATCCTTTCCCCTGACTCGAAACAGTGGAAAGCCAAGGTAGCTAGGGTCCGCGCCGATGCTCAACAGCAGGCGAAGAAAGCTGGTTATCGTGATCTTGAGGATATGCAGGCCCGGAAGTGGAACAAGACGCCGGATGGCCGGGCCATAAAATGATTTTGCTCTAGTTCTTGACGTAAAATTTTTCACCCAGTACGGATAGTGCAATGCCTAAAGACGACCCTAGTGCTTATAGCCCCCAGGACGTAGCCCAAGAACTCTTGGCGTTAGACTCTGCCGAGGCGATCGTGACACGCCTTGATGAGCTGGGCTGGGAGCTTGCTCCTTCTGGTCAAGCAGCGGAGGAAGGCATTGGAGACGAAGGCCCCTTTGATGAGGTTATGGGTGGCGAAGGGGACGCTTCAGATTTTGAAGGCGCGGAAGAAGAGATGGAAGAGGACGCGGGTGGCTCCGACGTTCCGATGCCAGTGGGGCCCAAACCTCCGTACCTCACAGTTCTACGCATGAGTGCTGTGGATAAGGCCTTCGATAAACACGGGAAGAAGGGCAAGAAAAAGAGCAAGAAGGGTATGGACGAGGACGGCCTATATGCCTCCTGATGAAGTAAGCACTGCTCCGGTAGCGGTTGAAGCTGCCCCTGCTCCTGAAGCCACTCCTGCCCCTACTACTACCTCTTCTGGGGCCAACTCTAGTTCGGATGGTCCGGTCTCGGGGGCGACCTCTCCTGCCCCCGAGGCCACACCGTCCGTAGTCGAGGGCGAAATCACACCCTCGCCCTATGACTCTTACAACTGGAATGAGTGGGACGGAAAGTATACTTCCTGGCCCGACGAGTTCCAGGGATGGGGAGAGAGGCTTCATGCGACCCTGGACAACGAGCGAGAGCAGATCCAGAGCCAGCAGGAGCTGTATAGTAATCTCCTAAGTGGCGCTGGGGATTCTCGTGCCGATGAGCTGTCTACGCAGATCGAGACACACCTGGAGAACATCCAATCGCTGGAACAGAAGATTGCCTCGGGGGAGGCAGCACTTCTAGCGGAACAACAGCGTTACAAGGTCTATCAGGATACCGTAGCCTCCGTGTTGGAGCAGGAAGCCGAACGTCATTATGACCGGTTTATCCGACAACATAGTGATGTTTTTACGAATGCGGACCTGAACACTAAGTTCGATACTCTTCTCGCCGAAGACTGGGAACCCGAAGATGCAGTGGGGGCTGTCCGCCTTTCGGACACAGCCTTCAAGCTCGTTCGCGCAGCAGTCAAAGAGGGGACTCCGGTACATCGTGCCCTGGAGTTGGCCGAGGCGAAACAGGCTCTGTCTGAGCCCCGACCCAGACCAGGGGCGAGGCTTACCTCGGGCGCTCGCCCCGGGGCTCGTCCACACCAGACGAATCGGATTGAGAACCGGAAGCCGCGAACCTTTGCAGAGATGCGGGAGTTTGCCATCGATAAGGCTTTTGCTACCCAGAAAAGGAAGTAACTCATGGCTATTAGCCCAGAAGTATTTGCGACCGCACTACAGGAGCAAATGAAGGGTCTCTCCGAGACTTTCATGCTCTGGCATCCCCTCCTTGAGGCGATTGTTACTCGCGGCAACATTGACAGCTCTACCCTCCAGGGCCCGTTCCGAGACTTCGTCTTGGTCCAAGGCGGTCCTGGTTCGGTGGACACCATCTATGGTGGCTCCGAGGTTCTCTCGGGAGGTCGTACCCAGCAGGGAATCCGTGGCAACACGTTCGCTGGCCGTATGATCTACAACTTCGATGTCCCGCTTAAAGACCTGGCCTATGCCAACGGTAAGCAGGACCTCGCTCGCATTCTTCAGAGCTATCCTGAGAATGCCATTGGCGACTTTCACGAGCGCATCAGTGCTCAGTTGGCAACCGGCACCGGAGCCCAGGTCGGCGCGTACCCCACCCTCTTTGGTGGGACCAGCGTAGGCGTGGGCACCTCATCTGTGTCCTTCAACCCTGAAGGTACGGCTCGTAGTGGTTTGTTCTTGGCTGAACCCATTGCCGCCCAGACCTCTACCGTGCACAACGTGATCTCGTCCTCTGGGGCGGGTGGTTGTGTTGGTTGGCATAACCAGTATGCTCGTATCGGCAGTGGCTTTGCCACGGACGGTCGCTTCCAGCTACGTGCGGCGTACTTCGATGCCTCGACGCAGGGTAAGACCCTGGGTCCGGTGGACGTGATGTTTGCTGATCGTCTGACCTACATGCACCTCTTGGATGACCTTGATGACTACGTTCGCGTGGACTCGGTGACCGAGGGTGACCATGTTCCGAAGAACATCCGGCAGGGCATCAAGTTCATGTCTGGTACCATGTACCTGGAGTCGAGCATCGACATTGGCGCTACGTCGCTTGCAGGCACGCCCGCTGCTGATGGCCTTGTCTACGGTTTGAATACTGGCTCGTTCTACGCCTACAATGTGGGGCATGGCGGCGAGGAGACCAAGGGTAACTTCGAGGTCCGTGGACCATTCCGGCTCCCCGAGCAGGACATGATGCGTACCGAAATCGTGCTCCATCAGGGGCTGTATTGTAACCAACGTCGCACCAACTTCATCGTTACCGGTGGCGCGATTCCGTAGGGAGATATCATGTCTGGATTTGGCGATAGCCTTACTACCGTAGGAACCGTTCAGCTTCACCCGCTGGGCACCATCGTGGTCGAGCCCGCTACCCAGGGAGGCACTCGTGCCGACCAGGGCGAGAAGACTTGGATTTATGTCCACAATACTGCGGCTGCTCCTGTAGCCTGGGCGCAGGGTGAGATCATCATGCGTACCAGTGGGGCGACTACGTACCAGGGTGATCGGACTCCGATTGCGGCACAAGCTTCGTCTCGCATCATCGGGGTGGCCCAACATGCTGTGGCCGCAGGCTCATATGGGTTCATCCTCCGAAAGGGTTTGGGTGAAGTCCTGGCGGATACTGGTGGTCTGACAGTAGATGTCGGAATTATCGACGGGAATGCCGTGGCAGGCCGTGCAGACGTTGCAGCGGCAATCACCAATGCCACCTTCGGTTTCTCCACAGAGACCGTGCTTGCGACAGCTCTCGCAACGTGTTGGCTCGACTGTCAGGGCTAACCCTCTAAGGGAGTAGTCCTGTGAATTTGAAGGGTATTAGGGATGCAATCTTCGCACAGGCGGACTGGGCACCGACCCAGTCGCCTGAAGCGATTGTGCGCGTCAACCGGTACATTAACCGGGCGTACAACCAGATATCGCTCGAAGCACCATTTTTGTTCTTCGAGTCGATACTGAAGTTCGCGACCCAACCGGATGTGGTTCCGACGTTGGTGACGGACACCTTACAGATTTGTCCGGCCAATGACACGCTTCCGACAGCGGCCCGCAACCCTTGGGTGCTCTATGCAACTCTCCCTGTGGGAACTGCGAGCGCCATTCAGTGGCAGACTGACCGTAGTTGGGATGGTCGGATGCTGGAGATCACCGTTACGGATGCTGCCGGTGTGAGCACAACGGTACGAAATCGTATTCGTTCGGTTTGGCAAGGGGATCTTGGTGCGGCAGACCATTTCTTCATCACGGTGGAGACGCCCTGGGACTACGCTACGTATGGGTATGGGGAGTTCGCGGACTGGCGGGTCTACACGGACACTTACTACCTCCCCGACGATGTGATCACAGTCAAGTCTACACGGGTCTTCCAGGGAGGCCAGAACTGGCCTCTGAATACGATCAGTCAGGATGAGGCCGAGGACTATTCCCTCACGGATAAACGCTCTGTAGTGGTCCACGGAATCCCTCGTGCGATGTTCCGTAGGCCCCATCGGCAGATGCCTGCGCCCACGGTAGCTCCGATTGCGACGTTCGACCTAGAAGCGACCGTGATGAAGTGGTATGGACCAGAGCCTCCGGGACAGTTCCAATATGCCTTCACGTACTGCTGGGGCAAGCGGGACATGCAACTACGGAATCCCAATGGAGCCTATTGGGCTGGCTATGCGGCGAATGTTCAGAATACTGATACCCCTGGGTACAGCGCGACAACGGACGCTTCGCACCGGATGCGGGAGCCCTTGTGGGAGTCAGCCCCGTCGCCTCTTTCGGAAATCAAGACGGTTGTAATCACGGTGGGGGATGCCACATATACCTCCCCTGGCGTGAAGCTGACTTTTCCCAATATCGACTACATGCAGGGGTTCTTTACGACGGGGACACGCCACACAACGGGGGCCTTCGATAGACGCAATGTGCCTCAATCAGGCTGGTATATCCGTATCTATCGACGCAGGCTGACGGCGGATTTCACTAATTACTCGGTGCTAGGGACGGTAGTGAACACTCAACGGGTGCATGGAGCAGTGCCCCTACAGAACATCGAGTCCCCCGATGCCTATTACCTCCTTACCGAGCTGAACATCGATGAGTTGAATGACGGGGTTTGGGCTGATCGGGGAGAGGTCATACCAGATTACTCCCGGCGTATGAGGGACATCCATGGTTACCAGGGCATTGGGCTGTATCCGAGCCCTGATAATCGGTACGAGCTTGATCTACGTTGTATCCGTCGTCCCCAAGAACTCAAAGATGATCAGGATGCTCCGTTAATTCACGCGGAAGCCATCGAGGTCTTGATCACCCGTGCAATTATTTTTCTCCGAGAAGCAGAGGGAGCATCCGATCTTGCGGCGGCTGCCTGGTCGCAGTATGAACGAGCTATGGCGAATCTGACCAAACGGTATGGTAGCTTGCTACCTGCATCCCGAACTTGGGTGCGGCGACTAGCTGCAATTCGCCCTGGTCGATACCAGCAGCACGGCTGGCGTCGGTGGTACAAGCTTCCATAGGAGAGTGTAATGGAGAAGGACACGAAGTTCCCAGTCAAGCTGATCGGCGGCGGGGTTTATTCATCGATTAGTCAGGATGGCTCATACGTGGAAGGCACCTGTCTTTCCGTGAAAGAGGTAAACGGTAAGCGCAAGGGCGTCATTATGTTCCTGGGGTACAAGCCGGCGACCTACGAGGAGGGTACCGATCAGACGAACGCCCTCAAGCTTATAGGGCGTCCCGCTTCGCCTAAGATCGGTCGGCCCCGCAAGCCCGGGAAGTAGGCCATGGCTGACCCGCGACGACGGGTCCGTGTAGGACCACATCATTTGCGTATCGCGTCTGGGAAGATGTTTATCCCAGATGATGTGGCGAGCCATATCGAGAATATGTACCTTACTACCGAAGGAACACTACGGTCGGTTGTAGGGCCAGCCCCTTATGTGCCAGATACACCCGCAACCGGGGGCGGGGCACCTCCGTCTGGGGGCACTCCCAGTACCCAATTTGGTCTGACCTATGGCAATGTGATGAAGGGCATTACCCATGCCCTTATCAATGGGGGGCAGATGGAAATCTTGCTCCTTCACACGCTGGACCAGATCTGGACTTTTCGGGGCTGGCAACACAAGGGTGTAGGAACAACGGCTTGGTATCCGCTGATGGCTCCCCCAGGTACCTCACCCGTCCCGGGGACCACGGCAGCAATGCCCAATGATCAACGACCTCGGTATCCAACCCAGTTCGTAACGACACCCACGGGGGTTGTGATTATCCCGCAGGACTCCCGGGCCCATTTTTATGATGGGGAGATTGCTCTGCCTCTAGGGTACGGCATGACTCCTGGCCCTCCGGTAGGTATCGGACCAGACAGCCAGCAGCTCTCTACAGCTTGGAGCTATGGGTGGCGTTATACCGATGCCCCCGAGGGCTGGGTCAACAACACAGCCTACGCCCATGATGGACTGATTGGTTTCGATACCCAGATGAGCCCGACGTTCAAGTATGGGCGTATTGGTACCACTATCCAGTCGGGGACGAACACCGAGTGGTCGAAGGTACTTGACCCTGATGCTGGGAGCGGCACCCTCGATATTTTCAAAGACAGTGGGGCGGGCTGGTTGGAACCAGGCTCTTGGCGATGCTGTGTGCAGTTCGTAGATCGTTGGGGCAACCTGTCCCCGCTCTCGGGACCAAGCAACGATGTCCGTCTTGAAAGACAAGCCTCCCTTTGGATTGAGAGCGATGGGGGGGCCCCACCTACCTATTCAGTAGGACCTACTTTGTTGGAGCGCGTGCGGAAGCAGCTTGGGTGGACGGGCGTACCTCTAGGGCCAACAGGGACGTTGGGGCGGATCTTGTACCGGACGAAGGACACCATTAACAGTGGTACTGCCAAGTTTTTTGAGCTTCCACTGAACTCGACCACATCTGCTGATGTGTTTGCTACGCTTCCAGACAATGTCACGACCTTCTACCCCGACAACATCCCTGACTTCTGGTTGTCCCAGAACCCCCTGCGCCCCATACCTGTGCGGAACTTCAAGGTGGGGGCCTTGGCCTTCGGTCGGCTTTGGACGGGCAACTTTGAGGGGGCCCCCGGCCTAATCTATCCTTCCATGATTGGGCGCTGGGGCACGTTCTTGGAGGATGAGGGTATCTACCCAGACCCCTCGGGTGGGGCCATAACGGGGTTCCTTACTGTGCCCAATGGGCTTCTAGCTTACACCGAGGTTTCAACGTACCGCATTGAGCCCTATTACGATGGTGAGGGCTTTCGATCGATGTCGCTCTCACAGACGGTTGGTTGTGATGCGCCTAGTTCGGCTCAGAATCTGCCCGATGGGCGGTCGATTTGGAAGGCACGGGACGGGTTCTACACGTATGACGGGACCACTATCAAGTACATAAGTGAGGAGCTAGAAGAGTTCTGGAAGAGCCATAACCAAGCTCGGGCGTGCCAAGCTACCTCTGCGGTTGATGGTCGGGCCCAGATCTATCGGTGTTGGGTCTCGGTGAATGGCGAACGGGAGAACTCTCGTTGCTATGAGTACGACGGTATGGGCTGGCGTATTCGCACAGACGTGTCTGTTGCTGCCGCGTGTACCACCCAGGATCACCGAGGCTATACACTCGCGGCGGGTAAGCACGGCACCACACACGGCGTGTGGTTGCTCGACCATGAGGTCAAGAGCTACGACCCGGCTGTGACTCAAAACCGGGAAGCAATCATCAAGACGGCTTGGATGTCGGCGGTAGCGAGTCAAAAACGCCGTACTATGTACCAACTTCGTCTTTGGTTGGTGGAGCATAGTTCTTCTGACATTACGGTGGAGATCCAGCGGGACTGGCGTGAGACCATTACAGAGACACACACTGTTCCCCAGAATCCTACGGATGATCCTCCCCCTTTCTGGAATACAGCTGTACTTGATGCGACGGACACGACGTGGCTTCGACGTAGACCCTATTGGCGTCGGGTGCAGATCTACGTCCCTTCTGCCGAGGTCTTTCGGATGATCATTCGAGGCACGGGCCGCTGGGAGTTCATTGGCTTTGAGGCCGAAGAGGTACAGCACCAGACCGGTGGGTCGAGGATGCCGCCATGAGTTGGAAGTTTCCGAAACATCGACCTCGCTCGTCCGAGGTACTCTCCTCAGAGGACATGAACGAGAACTTCCTCGCTCCCTTCGATGAGTTGAGTGGAGAACTGAACGAACACAATTTCCTAGACGGGTTCGCCTCGGCCCAAGGGACACGCCTGCATACAGACGCAGGCCTTACAACGACTACTACGTGGACTCTGGGGAACCCCACCCTGCCGGCAGCAGTAGGGTCCAATGTCCCTTTGGATTTTACGGACCAGTGGGCCCCAGTCTTGTCGGGCCCAGGCCTAGCCCTGCCCTTAGAGGTGACCTTCACATCAGTGGGGGGAACTCTCTGGATTTTGGCCAGCTTCCAGGCCCTACTTACCATGCCCGGGGGCATGGGGTACAACTTTGCTTTGGAGCTAGACGGGTCCGTCCTGTATGAGTCGTTGTTTGGGGGGGGAGACCTGGGTAACGACCTGCTTCTGTCAGCAACACCTTACACCTCAAATGGCCCGGCAGTAGAGGGGAAATACATCCCCGTTGTGTTAGAAGCACAGGTTGTCGTCCCCCCGGGCAACCACACGGTAAAGGTAGTTGCGCGGACGTTACGGCAGCTAACGGGTCAACCCCAGGTTGGGTTAAGCCACCGGGAACTCACTGTAATTCAGTTGTTGAGGTAGTTGTGGCCGAGATCAATTATACCCCCATCGCCCCGGGAGACGCGACAACAGCGGCCTCATTGAACACGCCCTTTCAGGCGGGTGTAGCCGGGGTCAATGCACTAGAGCCCTATGCCCTTCGCCCCGGCGCATTGCGGGCAGACCATCTTCCTTCTGTGGCAAACATCCTGGGTACGACCGTAGTGGGAGAAGATTTCTTGGCCCATGGTAACTATACAAAACAATGGGATTCGTTAGCGCCGAATAACGATCTCACTGACTGGGACATTGTGGCTGACTCTACCGGAAAACAACTCTCCCTCACTTGGACGCCCTTTAGGTTGGGCATGGATGTGGCCGTACATAGGTACGCGGCAATCTTGGTTTTGGTCAATGTGCATTATCTTTCTTCCACCGAGAATGTTATCCCTACCCAAGGCATTTCGGATGCAGTCATCAGTGTGCAGTTTAGGCAACCGGGGGCAGGAGCCACTTGGTGGACACTCAATCGGGCCACACGCCTTTGCTCCCAACGGGCACATCGACCCACCCTACCTGACCCCGTAAATGAGCGTACATACCAGGATATTCCCATCCGGGCGTTAATTACTAAGGATGATTTGGTCCAATTTGGGGGCGGCGGTACTCACGCGATCGATGGGGTACGTGTTGTTGTAGCGGGGAACGATATTATCAATGCCCCGCCAGTGCCTCTTGTCATGCTCCGCGAGGGGCGACTTACGGTTCTGCGCATACGGTCGGGGGGATTACCAACCTAATGGCAACTATCACTATTCCTAACTTCGTTGCCGGACAAACGACTGATGCAGATACTGTGGCATCGGATTTCTATGATGCTGCGAACGCAACTGGGTCCTTTGAGGTAATCAACGGTAACCTAGATTTAACCAACCTACCCACCGGAGACCTTACTCGGGAGATGATCCAACCTGGGGCACTCACAGGGGCAGGTGGTACAAGTGGTACAGCAAACCTAGACTATTTTCGTTCTCTCTTTGAGAGTCCCCCCACGACCGCTGTTGGGGAGGAGACTATAGGTCCCGACCAAGACGCTGTTGATGACAATAAGGGTAGGTACCTAGCAATCCCCGGCGCATCCAAATCGTTCTACTTACCCTACGTGGCCGACGCGATCTTCACTTGGACCATAATGTGGGGGAATGATGCAAATAGCCCGACTGGTTTTTCTGGTACACTTCTTCGCTTGTTTGTGGATGGTGTTCCTGTGAATGAGCAGGTTCGTACCGTTGCAACAACTCACTTTACAGAAGCACCCATGACAACCCACGCGGCCTTCATGCTACAGCGGGGGCGATATTGGTCGGGACACCACGCCGTAACGGGCCTCACTCCGGGGCATCACAGCGTGAGTATCCGCATTTTTGGTGCTGCTGGTACACAAGGTGGTCCCAAGCAGTCTCGGGTGTGGGCACGCTCGATGCGCTACTTCTACTTCATGCAACCCCCGGAGTAATACAATGGCACCGACCATAGCCGATCTCCTGGCTGCCAGGCAGCAGCAACAAACCGGCACATCGAAGAAGAAGACTTACACCGTGGCTGAACTGATAGAAGCGCGGAATCGTCGAGATAACCAGAAGCAGAAGATCATGTCCTCCAAGGCGACCGAGCTACAGGAGCAATTAGACTCTCCCCCCGAGGGGACAGGGGATGAAGCTGTCGAAGAGAGCCCAGTAGGATCAACGCCAGCTCTAGCATCAGTCCCCACGCCCGAGCCCAAACCCGAGCCCGATGAGGAGTCCATCGTTCCCGAAAAGGAAAGCCTCCTACAGAGCGGCACCCGGCTGGCCTCTAAGGCACTGACCCCTCAAGGCACACTACCCCTGGGGGCTCTCGCGAATGTTCCAAATATACCTCTAGTCCTGTATCGTGAATTTGAAGAGGCAAAACAACGGAAGCTTGAGACAGATCCCGATCTCCAACAGTTCAAGGAGGAGTAGTCATGGGCATGATGAAAAAGGTAGAAAGCGGTAAGAAGAGTCCTTCGGACTATAGCAACCCGAAGCGGAGGATGAAAGCACAGAACATCCTCGACACAAAGATGATGGAGGAGAACCCTGCGGGGTTCGGGAAGTCCGAGGCCGAGATTCAGAGCGATATTGACAGGACCACCCAGGTTGCCAACTCCAAGCTTCAGGGTGCCCAGGCTCCCATGAACCGTATGGTACTGGGGGCCCAGGGGTTTCAGGTAGGTGATGTCAATCAGGCTACCCGGGAGATGGCCGAGGTTATTCCCGAGGTTGTGTCTCAAGGTTCGGCCCAAGCTCTTGCTACGAACCAGGCCTTGGTTCGGGCGGGAGTAGCTCGGACTCTTGGTCAGATGGATACAGCCGCAGCCCGGAAGATCGCGCAGAACCAGTATTGGGGGGGCAAAGGCATCGATATTGGTATGCAGATGGGCGAGTACGCAGCGAAGCCCCTTGGACTGGTCTAGTAGGAGGTAGGAAATGGCAGAGGCAACGGGGCTTACCCAGCAAGATCAGAATGCACTCTATGAGAGCCGGAAACGTCTGGCTAGATCTCGTGCGGCCAGAGGAGTCACGGCCATACAGGCTCTTCTAGGGGAGGACGACCCCCAGAACTATCGTATAACAAACGAACTACGTCGTCAGGCTCGCACAGGAGCGAAGTTCACGCCGAATCAAGCGGCAGAGCTGCGCCTCAAGGTGGCCAAGCTGGTGAACGACCACAAGAAGGCCGTCCTCACAGCCAAGGGGAAGGAGGGGGAGGCGGCTTATAAGAAGCTCGAATCCATCATGGGGCTTGTAAAGACCTACACCACGGCCATTGCTAGTCTTCAGGGGAAGAAGGTCGCCCAAATGCCTGGTGTTACAGAGGGGGAACGCGACCAACTTCTGTCCCAGTATGAACGGTCAGTAGGCAAAACGGGCACGGAAGGGCCCACTCCACCCGATGGCTTGGCTCATGCGGCCATGCTGCTAGGGGAGGGTAAGGGAACCTTCGGGGACATGATGGTGCCTGGTGCTACTGGTGGTCCTGGTGATGATCGGGCATTTGCCGAGGCACTTAGGTTGGAATTGTTGCTCCATAAGCCCCTTGACCGGATGGCTCTCTTTCGTCAGCTCGATGCGATATCAAATGGGCGGTTGACTCCTATGATAGAAAATGTCGCTCACGCCGAGGGACAAGATCTAACACATCTGCTCCAGCAGACTGAACACGCAATTTCCAAGGCCAACGTCGTGCTACAGGAGGGCGCAGAGGCATTCTACCAGCGCACCAAGAGTGATATTCATCAGATCGGAATCCCTAGCCTAGACAAACTCATAGGGTATCTCGATGGTGCCAACCTTGATCCCGAGCAGGCTGCGGGGCTTGCAGATCAGATCGCCCAAGAGGTCGGAGGCAGTGGGGACGAAGATGGTGAAGGTCAGTTCGCTAAGGTCCTCAATGACCTTGATGATGATGCCCAGCAGCACCATGCTGCCGTAATCTCCGGTCGAGAAGACCTGTATGCCACGAAAGAGTTCCAGAAGTTCAAGGAGATGCACGGCATCGGGGATGACCGTATGGGCCTTCGTCTGCTGAATAAGGTCTATCGGGCGGAACGTAAGACTCGACGAAAGCACGACCGTCAGATTCTGCATGACAAAGCCAAAGGCTTACAGGGCTTTCGGGAACCTGTACCTGAAGAGGACACGGCTGCGGCAAAGATGACGACACCTGCGGTAACCGCAGACACAGACCCTAATGCCCCAGAGCCCGTCTCTATCGAAGCTGCCGTCACCGGGGGGTACCAATTTGGGCAACTGGGGGAGGAAGTCTTCCTCCTCAAAGAAGGGGAGATCCCCGTGCCTGTACGGGGGGAGATCTCTGCCGAGCAGCTTGACGCACTAGTGGTATTACCAAAGGTAGCCACTCCCCTAGAGTCCGCACCAGACCTAACCAAGCCTTGGGGTGTTGAGACTGTTACCGAAACCCCTACGACCGCCCCAGCGGCAGTCGCGGAGCCAGCGCCTGCTCAAGAACCTGCGGCTGCGCCTACGCCCGCGCCTCCTCTCCCTGAGCCCGAGGCTCCCGCCGAGGGTGGCGAAGAGCTGAGCATTGGTTCGGAAGACAGTGCAGGGATTGGTCCTGCTGCTCCCGAGCTGGTTGATGCTGTAAACAAGCGGGCAGGGTCACTTGTGCAAGAAGAGACAAATGAGCGGCGCATGACAGGTCTTGGGGCCGCACCTGATGAGCGTTTAGAGAAAAGACCAAGAAAGCTATTCAAGGATTTGTTCAATACTAAGAAGAAGGATCAACCCTGATGGCTTCCTATCCGGTTGCATCTGCCACTTGGACCAAGGATCAGAAGCCCCAAGCCCTGCTTCTTGAGGACTCCAAGAAGCGACTCTCGCTTATAGAGGAGGCTCTTAAAGAGGAGGCTCTTCCTAAAAAGACGGCCCCGGTGGCTCCGACCCAGCCTGTAGCTAAGGCTCCAACTAAGGCTCCAACTAAGGCTGCCCCTATAGCGCCCTTAGTGGCCCCTGTGGCTGCGCCCGTGGCTGCTCCTGTGCCCAGTACGGATATGGCTGCTGCGCAGTCTCGTGCGCGTGTTCAGGCGACCCTGGTGAAGGAGCGTGCCGGGGAGCTAGAGCGGTACCGGGGACAAATCCGTAAGGGTATCGGGGAGAAAGGCCTAGAGAATCTCCTAACGACAGCCTTTGCAACTCCCGAGGACAAGGCGATTGCCAACCTGATGGAGCGCCACGATGCGGTGCGGTCCTTGATTGGCATCGAAGCAGGGCTTCGTACAGGGAAAGAGTATAAATCTATAGAAGCTTTCCAGAAGAACTACCTCAAAGATCTGGAAGATCTACAGAAGAGCAAAGCAGCAGCACCCGAGGAACTGAAGGCGGCAGCCCGGGGGAAGGTTATCGGTGAAGTCCGAGGACAATCTAGGGACGAGACTTTCGATGTGCCCCTTCTTGATATCGAGTCTCCAGGGACTGAGGGCGCTGTTAAGCAGTTCAGTGAGGCCTACATGGGCACCGGGCAGGCGACAACGCTTAGTGCGGCCCACGCTCTACGACAGACGGGGGCCGACAAGATTGTCCAAGCCGTAGCTGCTATGCCTGAAGAAGCCATGAAAACTGCGCGTACTCAATCTCGGACGGTGGAAGCCTTCGGGCGAGGGGGCCCGTCTAAGCGTAAGGACGTGTATGTCTTCCTCGATCGGGTGGCAGATGGACGAATTGGTATAGACCGTGCTCGGTATAAGGACATCTTCCGTACCTACCACTTCGATATACTAAGGAAGGAAAAAGGTAAAGGGTACTTCTCTCTCTCCCAGGAGGAGTGGGACGAGATCAATACAGAGGCTACCCAGCGAGCCAATCACGATATCCAGAAGATACTCCAGACTGGATACGGCACGCTGCTCGTGGATACGAGTCCTGGTGGCGCGAAGGAGCGTCTTTCCAAGTGGCCCCAGTGGATGCGCCCTTGGGTAGGGACGCTCGTTGTTCCAGAACAACATCTGGTCGAAGGGATGGGCCCGGTCGAGGTCAATCGCGGTCGGGGGTGGATGGGTATCCTTGAAGGGATGTTCGGCCAAGCGTTGGGGTCTTGGATGACGATGCCTGATAATCCCGATGTAGACCAGAGCTGGGGCTCGGATGCGGCGATGGATCGGCAGCTTTGGTACAACGCTGAAGTGGATCTACCCATGCGGATAGGGAAGTGGGGCGCGGCCAAGGTCGGCAGTCTCCTGGGGAATGAGGAACTTGCGGACAACGAGCTTCTTCAACGAGGCCTCGGTATTACGGCTTACGCCCCAATGCTCTTTTGGGATCCAAGCCCCTTGGAGGTCGGTCTGGGGGGCGCGTCACTTGCAGTCAAGATGGCTGCGGGTGGTCTTAAGGCCACTCTGGGAGGGGCAAAGCTTGCCTCTTCCGCAGCAAATGCAACAGAGGTTGCGGCTAAGGCTCTGGATGAAATCTTGGAGGCCGAGAAGTCTGGGCAGGTACTGACGGAGACTCGGCTTGCAGGCATTCTCAATGATCTCAAGAAGGTAGCCCCTGATGCTGCGCATAATGCTGAGCTGGAGTTCGTCAATGAGATCACGAAACTTGCAGTAGAGAAGGGCATTTCTTGGAAGAAAGACACTACCGTGGCCTCGGCTGCGGCAGCTGAACAGTTCAGGCAGCGCGGGCCTAAGTATGCCCAACAGGTCATTGAGCGACAGAAGGAACTCAATGACCTCATTACTAAGGGGCAAGCAGAACTAGCCGCCCTCGTCCAGAAACATGCGGACATTATCCAGAAGGCCGAAGCCCAGGGGCAGACAGACCTGACGAAGCTCAAGGCTGAGCACATCCTCAAAGAGGACAAGGCAAAGGCCAGGTACAACAAGGTAGTCTCGGGGGCAGTCTCTAAGCAACAGATGGCTCTGGAAGACTCGCTCATACAGCTAATCAAGCAGGAGAACTCCCAAGAGGTTGCAGCACGCATCCTCCAAGCGGCCCAGGAGGAGGCGGTCTACCAAGCCCGTGGCGTCCGCATTGGGGCCAAGATTGGGAAGCTTGAGCCAGCGACTGAGGCCTTGTCCAAAGCTCTAGGCAAGACCTGGGCGATACGTGTACGTGAGATAGATCGCATTGAGAATGCCTTGGCGCGGGCTATTGTCACGGCCACAGGCCGGAAGATTACCAAAGATGCAGAGGCTGCGGGGCGCGTGTTTGGTGATTGGGTAGCCAAGCCCAAGGCCAAGATCTTACGTCAGGACAGCCCCGAGTTCTGGAAACTGTTGGGACGACGGAAGCCTACGGATGGACAGCTTGCCTCTGCTACGGGAGGCCTAGATAAGAACCTCGATCGGATCCGTACTCGGGCGCTGTTGGCTAAGTACGACGGGGTCATGCTGACAGAACCTGGCGTAGAACCTATCATTCTGACACCAGAGATGTTCCTCAAGAAGGGTGTACGTCAAGACGTACCCCCCATTCCTACACCCTCGGTGCAAGCCGCAGGCGCGGCCCCGCCCCCTCCGGGTAAGGCACCTCCTCCTCCTGGGAAGACACCACCCCCCCCTTCCGGTAAGGCTCCTCCTGATTGGCGTACTGTTCCTCCGACACGAGTGGCTACCGCACAGGAAGTTGATACTTACGTTCAAGAACAATTCCATCGCGCCCTAAAGGGTGAGCCCCCGGTGAAGGGGCGTGTTGCTCAACAATTTGTAGCGAACAATGCTTCTCGGCTAAACGACGCCTGGGAGAAACTGCGTACAACACAAGGAGGACCACCAAACCCCAACCTTGTGCCCAAGAACTTGGGGCCAGGAACACGTCAGCGACCCAAGGGGAGCTACAGCGATCCGAGGAAGATGCGTGCCGTAGGGAAAGTCGAAAAGGGACCTGACTATGACTGGGTCCACTCCAGGTCTAATGGGTATCTCGGAGGGTTGAGTAAGTCCGAGGCGTCAAAACTAATTGATGGTCAACGTGGTATTGACGTGATGGCTTTTTTGGAGCAGTCCCCTGGGGTCGGGAAATTGAAGGGGTATAAGGAGATTGCTGGGCGATTAAAGCAGGTTCTGCCCTCGGACCTACGGATTTACTCCTTCAATGTGGGGGACTGGACGGGCATGTCCTCGATGCAGGAGAACAAGGCTTTAGGTCTTTACTGGACAGACTGGTCGGAACACCCGGGCTTCATCCACCTACGCGGAGATGTTTCTGTTTCGGGCCTAACACCTAGGACCATCCTACATGAATGCCTACATGCGGCTACCTCACGCCAACTGTTCACCGGGGAGGAATACTTACGGCAGGGCATAAAGAACCCTCTGTCCGAGGCTTGGTCAGAGATGGATAATCTCTGGAAGCTAGTCCGAAAGAATGTCCCCGACCCTGCGAAACCGAATTGGGTAAAAGATCCACATGAGTTTCTTGCTGAAGGTTTGAGCGACCCTTATTTCCAAAAGATCCTACAGGGGATCAAGCTTGGGGGAGGACAGACGGGCCTCACCAAGTTCGTAGAGATTGTACGGAAGGCACTTGGGATTGGGGAGAAGGAGAAGACCGCCCTCTCGGAGCTGATCCGTCTGACTGATAAGACCATGCAGTTGGAGGTCCCCACGCAGGCCCAACAGGTGAAAGAGGGGATCTGGTTTCAGGCAGCGGACAAGATGTCTGCTACGGGCGTGCGTGTCCCTAAAGCTGCGGACAATACACTGCTTCAAGCTGCGGTCTCTCTGGATCCAGCGAAGATTATCAACGTCGCCCGAGGGAAGATCAATGACCTTGCTGCTGGTGCGACCAAGGGGGGTGTGATTGATGCTGGAAACGCGGGGAACATCGCTAATCTTGTGGTTCGACTGAACTATCTGAACAAGAAAATCAGTGTTCCCATTGATGAGTTGCTCGACTTGACCGGTCGGGCGCGCTTGGCCGAAGGTAAGAAGCCAACCAAGAAGACGGAAGCTGCCGCACAGAAGGCAGCAGCAAAGGCCGAGACCGCAGGTTTGACGCGAGCCGTGGCGGTTGAGGACGCCGGGACTACGCTTAATAACCTACGCTCTTCTCAGCGAAAGGCTCTGATCAAGAAGATAGCCGCCCTCCAGGCTCAACGCAAAACGCTCCTAGGTAGCGCAACAAAGGGGGTGGAGGCTAATGTCCTCAAGGCTCTCAAAGATCAGGCTAAGGCAGAGGGGGCAATTCAGACAGCAGTAGCCCACCAAGAGCTTGCCGTGGAGATGGCCCAGACCCTCAAGATGGTCCTTGATCGACAAACCGTTGCGTACCGCCTTGCAGCGGAGGGACTCCAGCAGGGGATGCGCTCGGGATCTGCCGAGCTTGTCCAGCACGCGGGCAGTATGGGAGCCCTACTCCCCCGCCTATGGGAGGAGAGAGGCTTCCGTTACTCGGGCTGGACCGCCCGGGATTGGTTGGCTACGGCGCATCAGTACGTGGGTCAGCTTGGGCACTCGCTAGACTCCACCCGACAAGCCCTAGGTGGGGCCTTCCCCAAGCTAATACGGGAAGCGGCCAAGTCCATGATGCTGCGGCAGGATTGGTCTACGGGTGCAATAGGCCGACTCCACCAGAAGAATCAGGGGGATATTGCCGGGTATACCGAAGATCTGAAGCGCCTTCTTGCCGGCGACGAGGTAAACGTCGGTGGGGGCGGCACATTCCGTCGAACGGAACGAAGCATCTACGCTCACATGGCGGGGTCCGAGAAGCCCTTTGCTGCTGCTCTCCGCTATATCCGGGGGGACTCCGCGAATATCTTGGGTAAGCCCATGCCGACGAGCGCACCCGCTCCAGGCACGCCCCCTGCTCCAGGTGCTACACCCGCTCCAAAGGGGAAGCCTGCTCCAAAGGACCAGACCCCCACTCAGATGAACAAGGCTTTCGAGGGCATCCTCGATGCTGCTCTCCCACCAGGGAGGACAGGTGATGCCAGGCAACAGGCTAAACGCAAGAGTATGCGCCAGGAGCTTGCGAGGTTTTTAGGTGTTGGTGTGGAGAATCCACCCGATGTCACCTTGGATGATCTCTATACGTGGCTTAGGCAGCAACACGGTAAGATCTACCCGGGTGAGTCTGAGGATGTCGGACGAGCCTGGACACTGTTGGCCCGCAGCATCTTCCACGGGGCCCATATGGATGAGTTGTTACGTGAACTCAAGAAGATTCAAGGCCCCTCCTTTACTCCAGAGCAGGCTGCACAGGTCAACTGGTTCCTCAAAGCGGGGGACGTGTCTGACCTCAAGGGCGTGACACCCTTTGAGCATACGGAACTATGGGACAACTTCCTCCGATGGGGCCTGAATCCAGGTCGGGACCGGATCACATTGGGTATGCGTGAGACTAAGGCTGTTGGAACAGCCTTGGTGCGGGTCTCGGAAGATCCTCTCTTGGCCAACCACCTGCCCGAGGGGCTGGTAGAGGCGATCAATGCAGCCGCAGGCAAAATCCTGAAGGAGCCTTTCCGTACACCGCAGGACCGTTCCTTCGCCAACGCGCCGATGGAGTGGACACAGGACATGATGTGGCACTTTGCCTCCATATGGAGGACATCTGCGGTAGCCGGCTATCTCGTACTTAAGCCCGGGCGAATGGTTAGTGTCTTCGCGGGTGACTATGGGCAGCTTTGGACGGAAACAGGCCCCCTTCGCTCCACGTTGCTGTCGGTACAGAGTGGACTAGGGTACATCCCGGGGTTTGGTGAGGTTACACAGAAGTGGATGGCAAAACAGTCACGTCGTATCGGTCGGCCCGTGCATGGGCCCCTGTCCTCTGCTATCTTTCACCCGTACTTGGACAAGATCTTAGAGCAATCGGACGAGGTCTTTGAACTGAACGGGGTTCAGACCACGGGGGCGAAGGTCTACCGAGAACTTATCGATGACCAAGTCTTTGATACGATCCTCACAGGGGACCTCCTCCAGGCGATGCGGCGGGCCCCGAATAGCCGAGTGGCCTCCTTCCTTGCCGGGACGGGCCGAGGCTATCGGCAGTACCTGGATACCCTGCGCGACTACTATACCTATGCCGTGGGTCGCCAACGTGCCGTCACCTACCTGGATGCGCGAGCCCGGGGGCTGCCCCGAGGCGAGGCCCGAGACTTGATGCTGGCTGCTCACTACGACTGGAAATTTACAGGTACTCACTGGGAAATGGGCATCATCAATACGATTGTTCCCTTCTATGCGTACTACCGTAATGCCATCAAGCAGTTCAGTAATGCGGTTACCGAGCCGTTTACCCTGACCACCCCTGAGCTGGTCAAACGGTCACTAACGGGCAGGCTCAAGTTCCAGCGTACCCGCCAGCAAGTTCTGATTGCGAAGGCCATGCCTGATTGGTATTTCTGGGATGACCCCGAGGAGATCATCGATCAGAGAGAACGCCAAGCCATGGGAGCAAAGAACACCTTTGCCTGGTGGGCGGGGGCCCAGCCTGTTGCTGGAGTTAAGGAACTCCCGGCTGATATCCAGGCAGCGTACAAGGAGAGCACTGGACGTGATGTCACACACGAGATGCTGATGTATCCGCTCATCACAGCTCTCGACACGTTCTTTCTGAGTGGACTAGTTACCCAGTTGGCTTACGGGCAGATGCTGGCTATGATGGGAGAGGAGACAGCCCTGGAAGATGGGGCTGTGGGGCGGGTGATCGATGAGTTTACCGACCTCTTCGGCCCCTTCTCGGGGGCCATCCTCAAAGCTGGGGTCGACCACACTCTCAGTGGGGACTACGCCCCAATCAATGAGACCCAGTACGCCTTTCTCAAGAATATCCCGCTCTCACACACGTACATTCGCTGGGATGAGGGGGACCGTCCGCGAGCTGCCTCTTGGGCAAAGCACATGTTAGAGGGGATGCCCATTTTATCCACGGAGGTCTTGCCCATCTGGCGTGCCGTAAACAACCCTGCTTGGGATGTCAGTCGGAAGGAGGGGGCGCGGAGGATGATTCATAACCTTACGCGAGTGGCCAAGCCCATCCCGTATAATCCAGGGCAACAGTCTGACTACGAGGATAAGCGTCGTGTCCAGAAGGCCCGAGAGCGGGAGCGTGACCTGAAGCGGCGCGCACATGAGGAGCCTTGACGTAAAAGTTCCTGTGTAGTACCTCTATTACAGCCGACTCGGGCCCCGAAGAGGGTGTCCGTGGGAGCGAAGAGTTCACCCCTTGCGTCGAAGACGCGCATCATGTCGAGGAAATCATGCCTTCAATCAAGAATAAATGGATCAAGCCTAGCGTTGACTTCAACTATGCCGCTGGCGTCCTGGTACAGGCATCGGAGGATATTGCCCGGAATCAGATGGTAGTCGTTACGAGCGTCACGGGTGGTGATGCCACTAATGGTGGGATGCTTGTCGTCTCGATCGCAGATGTGACCAATGCTACCCGTGCCCAGGGGCAAGTCTTTATCTCCAAGAATGCAATTCCCAGTGGTTCGCGGGGCGTGGTCCTACCTTGGCGAACAGTGTCCATGGATACTTCGACAGCTCTGGTTGTTGGTCAGGATGTGTTCTGTGGGTCCACGGGGAACCTTGTCCTTCAGCCCCCAGCAGGGGCCATTGTCTTTGGGAAGGTGGGGACTGTCGCGGTGATTGGCGCTGCTGGGGTGGGGCGAGTTCTCTTTGCCCCCAATGCGGGTTCGTCCCGAGATCAGGCCGCCTCCTATGCTGGGAATATGGGGGGTGGTGTTCAGATCTGGGAGTTCACTGTGGCCAATACTGGGCTCTCGGGTGTGCCGCGACTCGCCCTGTTGCCACTACGCATCATTGATGTGTGGGCTGTTGCCACGGATGCTGCTCCTGCCGGGGCGGTGGACCTCGTAGTTACGGCAGGAACGGTATGTAGAGTTAGTCTTGCGGGCGCGGCTACAGGGGATAGCGTTCGCGCTTCGGCAATCTTGAATACCGATATGGCCTTCACAAATACCATCACTACCGCATCGGGTGTAGGTGGAAATATGGCCTGTAAGCTCTACGTTATGACCATCTCCAACACATAGCCCTTCGCCACTAGGAGGGCACTATGAGACTGTCTGTAAAGCCTGCCGTATCACCAACGGCACTCAAAATCAACAGCGTCACCACGGCTACTCCGTTGCCTGCTGTCAGCTATGGGGCAACGGGTGACTCCGAGTCTATCCTCGTTCAGAGCCACAAGTGGGCTTGCTATGCTATCTTTCTGGATACGAACGATGTTGCATCGCTCCAGTTGGATGTCCTCGTTCAGGAGAGCCCTGATGGTACCAACTGGGCTCCGCTCCAGACGGAAGCCGTGGCGGCAGGGGTAGCAACCCTCTCTGACTATGAGCAGCAGAAGGACATTACCGGGGTAGTTACGGGCCTTCTGTTTACCGTCCACGCTCCAGTGCGGGGAGGGCAGTACCAGCGGATCCGATTGAAGGTGGATGCTGGTGCCACAGAGGCTAGGGTTCAATACTCGCTCTCGGGAGGGCCGGTCTGATGACCTACTACTACACAGCACCAGCGACAGACAATCCCGCAGTACCGGAGCACGAGGAGACGATGCCGGATCCAGATGGAGGGCCAGATATCACCGTCACGGTCCCAGCAGTGCCCGCATCCGTTTCGTGCGCTCCGACGTTCCCTGGAGCGAGGTACGCGCTAGACCGTGCGGCGATGACATTTACTGTGACGGCACCAACACCTATTGACCCCATCCCTGACGGATGGGTGGAGGTAGTATAATGGCACTCGTACAAGCATGGTCAGCGGACTCGGTGGGGAATACTACCGGGTACGTTGCT